AATTAAAATTCCTGTAAAATAATAATTCATCCTGGCTACCTCTATATTCATAGCCAAGTATTTTACACTATTTGTCTTCTATTTTGTAGAACATTTTGTCCGTATCTTCTGTAATCCAGCCTTTATTTTCAACATTCCATTCCGTAGTTTGAACCTTATAGTCTGGTATGTCGTCTCTAGTGGTAAAATTACTAATATTCCAAAGGATACGATTGTTAGGCTGAATAGCATAATTCCCGTTATCAAGAGCAAGAACGTGTCCACACTTATGCTCATGAGGAATCTCACTGTGTTCAGTATCAAGTATATTAGTTTCAGGATGACACCAGTCAATCGTGAACATATACTCACCAAAATATTCTTTTTTATCTTTTCCGAAATATTTACCGCGTTGTGATGTTAGATAGCCAAACATATGCACGCTAGGATAATAGCTGAAACTATTCCACAGTTGAAGCGTGTCAACCGGCATATCGGGCACTTTGGTTCTGTCATACGATTTTTGGAAAAACGCACTGATAGGCAGTCTAAAAAAGACTGCACCGTTCGGTAACATAATGTGAAATAATGTTGCGGTGCCTGCCATACTTGTGAGGCCAAAGACAACACATTCTTCACTTTCTCCGTGATGTTTTTTAAAGTCATAAAGATACTCCTTTCGTACTTTACAATACATTGGTGGGATATCAGCATTTAATAAAGCCATTACTTAATATCGCCCCAATTTTCTCCTTGTTCATAATCCACTTTGTTTGGAACTTTTAAATCTACTGCAGATTCCATTATGCTAATTATTTCTTCAGCTTTTTCTGGAGATTCAACAGAGATATCCACTTCATCGTGAATTTGTATGTGTGGTATTATACCATTTTCATACAATGCTACCATACTTTTTTTAGTCATATCTGCTGCACTTCCTTGTATTAATTTATTCAATGCTTTGTATGTAAACGCACGTTTAAGTGGTTCATCATATTCTTTTCTCGCTTGTTCTAGCGGCAATGGTTTAAATATACCAAACTGTGTAGGCTGCCATAGATCAAAATGACACGCACGACCAAGTAAAGTTCTAATCTTACCACGATCATTTGCTTTACGAGATACATTATCCATCAATTGTTTAACAAACGGTGCCTTTGTGTGATATTGTTTTATTAATTTTTCTGCAGATTCTTTCATTAAACCTAACTCTGCCATTAATTTATTTTTACCCATACCATACATCAAACCAAGGTTAATAGTTTTAGCTTGTTTACGTTCAATGCCTGCCATATCTGCAACAACCTGGTGGAAGTCTGCATCACCTTGATTGTATGCTTCTACAATTTCATCTACACCAGATAAGTTTTGTAGTTTTGCATAGTGTACTAAAATTCTAGGTTCTTGTTGTGAGTAGTCAAATGATCCCCACGTAGTATTTTCTTCTGGAATAAATATAGATCTAATCATCGGTCCTAATTCTGGATGTCTTGCAGGTATCTGTTGTAAGTTTGGATTACTCATAGAGAATCTACCTGTTACAGTTCCGCCTGCATCAGATCTAATTTGATTTATGTCTGCGTGTATTCTACCATCAACTGCATGTTTAGTTATTGAATCTATAAATGTAGTGTGAGCTTTGTTTATCTCTCTTGCATCTGCAATTAGTTTTGGTAATTCGTGTGGGTGGTTTTGTAAAAAGTTTTTTGTAAAACTTGGTTCTTTACTTTTCTCTGTCCTGTCGTACGGAAGTTTTAATTTATCAAATGCTTTTGCGATACTTCGAGCTGCGTGTATTTCTACGTCAACTCCTGTTAAACTCTTGATTTTATTTACAATTTTAGACTCACGATCCATAAGATTTTTTTTAATATTTGCTGCTTTGTCAAGGTCAACTCTTACACCTTTGAATCTCATATCAACTAAACAAGGAAATAATTTTGTCTCCAGGTTAAACACATCCCACAACTCTTGTTGATATAATTCTGTCTCTAATCTTTTCCAAAGTTTAAGTGTAGACTCTGCATCACGTTCAGCATATTGACCTACAAATAGCGCAGGCAATCTCCACATATCTTTTTTTGCATCAAGACCATATTCTTTTGCGGCTGCATTAAGAATACTTTCATCTTTACCCATTCCTATATAAAATTTTGCTAGTGTATTTAATTGATAAGACATTCTATTCTCATCAATCAAAGACGCTGCTATCATAGTGTCAACTACTTTACCTTTGACTATTACTCCTGCTGATCTTAACCAACAGATATCATACATTGCATTGTGAAATATAAAGGTAGTATCTACCTGGTTACAGATATCCTTAATCCAATTTAAAACGAGATTTTTGTCCATATTACCACCGGACTCGTGATGTATAGGGAAATACCCTGACCAGCCCTCTACGGCCACCGCAATGCCTGCAATATGTCCTTTTCCAGTGACATTACCTGATCCTAGTTCTTTTAAGTTTGGATCATTAGTCTCTAAATCAATTGCTATTTCTTTATGTCCTCGAAGATCTTTTAATTCTTCTGGCATAACCCATTCTGTTTCTGGGGTAAATAATGGGATTTGGGTACTTCTCACGAATAGTCCCTTTCAAGTATCATTTGTAAATAATGTATTGCCTTCTTCACGTCCTCTTCTTTTCCCTTCGACTGGTGTCTACATATGTACTTTATAGCGTTGCCCTCCGCAAAAAGCAACTTGTTTTCGTTAATGAATTCAGCGGGTTGTATCTTCATGTTTTTATAATGTTTACCACCCACCTGTTTATCTAATGAATCGTATGCAGCTTTTTTAAATATTTCACTGTTGGTCATAGTATGTAAGCTCGATCAAAATCTCTTGGGTCCAAGACGTGTAATTCACGCTTCGCTCTCGTCGCTCCAGTATAAAATAATCTATGCAATTCATCTGGGTCATAACTAAATGTTTCAAGAGCTGCGTTCGTTATATCTTGCATCAATAAAACTTTGTCAGCTTCTCCTCCTTTCGCTCCGTGTATTGTTGACATTATTATACGAGGATTTTTATTTAGTGTTTCACCATTCGCCCTCATATTACGAATGTAATTTTCTGTCATAGGATCTAGTCCTTCGAATGCTTCGTACCATACATTGTCTGTAACTAAACCGTGTTCTGCTTTACAATCTGTAATTAAATATTTTTGATCTGCGTGTAATGTTTTACCTTTTCTAAATCCTTCTAGTACATTTGATCCTAGGTATTCGTATATGTTTTTTATCTCTAGGTGATTTAGTTGTGCACCTTTACGCCAAGCTTCCCAATTGTTTAATGCTAACAATAGTTTAAGTGGTATAGAGTTACGTCCTTTAAATTGATAATACCAACCACGTAGTTCGCATACTTCTTTTACTGAATCTAAAAAATGATTTGCAGAAGATAAGACTAACCAATTACCCTCTGACATATCTACTTGTGTAATATCAGAATATCTTTTTAAGACTCCGTGTTCCTCTCTAGGTTTATAATTTTTATCAAATCTATTTTGTACTTGACCAATTATCTTTTGTGATAATTCGTGTATGGGTCCTCCAGGAATCCTGTAAGATTGATCTAAAGTTTGTATATCATCTACTTCTTCTTTGAGTGCTATAAAGTGATCTACGTCTGCACCAGCCCATTTAAATATAGCCTGGTCATCATCACCTGCGATATAAGTTTTCTCCGCACGACTCCACATCTTTCTTACCATTTCCCACTGCAACAAAGATAAGTCTTGTGCTTCATCTATAAATAATACTTCAAACTTATTGTGTTTTTCTTTTGCAATATAGTCTTCTAGTAAGTCATTAAAATCTTTTAAACCTTTTTCTTGTTTAAATCTTTTAAGTTCTTCTGCTAATAAAAATAATGTGTTTCGTTCTATATCTAGTATATTTTTTCTAGAATCATAATACTCTAATAAATCTATTCGTTTGACTGCTGCTGTATTTATTATTGTAAGATATTCATTATCAGAATTAAATGTACCGTCACCTTCAGAGAATCTTGCTACCTTAATTGGTATACCACACTTCTCACCAAACTCTTTGTAGTCTTCACTACCCATCATTTTTTCTCTCGTCATTCCCACTTGATTAAATGCATATGAGTGTAATGTTCTAAAGTAACTTAAATCATTATCTATGTCCAGACCAAACTTATCCGCGGCCCTCGTTGCTGCTTCCGTTGCAGCTTTTTTAGTAAAAGAAAAGTAACCTATTTGTTTTGGTCTAACGCCGTCTTGTATGAACTGGTCTACTAGATTCAACAGCGTCGTTGTCTTTCCCGTTCCCGGTGGTCCTAATATTATTGTTTTCATATTTTTTTAATTTATTTCTTAATAATCTGTTTTTCATATTTAGATAGTCGACTCGTTCTTGTAGTTCTTCTATCTTCAACCTTAATCTTAAATGCCAATTAGGGCCTACATCTCTATCAAACATTAAAAGTCTTCTTGTTGATATGGTGTTTTAAAAACAGAAGCTTCTGTTTGCTTCATTGTTTTTATTTTAATTAATCTTGGTTGTTGTTTTTTTATTCTTACTCTCTCCTCTCCTACAAATTCATCTAGTCTTTTTATTAAATTACCTGTTTGATTCTTATCTTTTTCCCAATGATTTCGTTTACAAAAATTATAAAAGTCTTCCATTCTAAAATATGTGTATTCTCTTTTCTCATCTGTGTATGGTAGTTTGTTAAATACATCGTCAATTGTTCTGGCTGATTGTCTGTTTGTTGTCCAGTCCTGCAAGAGTCCTGTAAGTTCATTCATTGGATTTAAAGACTCTAGTGGTTCTACTTCTTGTAGTCCCTGCATCATCGGTTTTAAAAAATGTTGTTTCCAATCTTTTGGTTTTGGTATTGGCACTACTAGATTTGCTTGATCTAAACACGCTAACGCAAATAAGTTTGGACTGTAAAGTTGTTCTGATTTTAATTCTATTCTTTTTTTATCTACATCTAAAAACCATTGTGGTGGTGCTGATGCATACTTTGTAAGACTACCTAGCACAGGCATTTCTTCTTCACCAAAACCTACACCAAATCTTTTTGTTCTGCACAAACCAGATTGACAAACTGCATTAATAGGTGCATCTTTACATCTATACTTATCATAACCTTTTCTGTTTACTGATTTAATTAATTGTTGAACCTCACTATTACTTAATGGTGGTTCCATAAATTTCATATTTGCTTTTACAATTTCATCTTCCCAAGTATCTGGTGATGATTGTTTATAATAGACTGCTATGTTAAATAATGCATTGTTCCTAGAGCCCTCACCAAAACCTGTTGTTGCAAGTTTATTTAAACAAGGAGGACCTCCAGGAAATGCTTCTTCTATTTTTTTCTTTTCTGTTTTAATTGCTTCGACTGTCTCTTTGGTACAAACAAATTTATCATAGAGCTGATAAAATTCTTCAAGTGAACAACCGGCGCCATTATCGTTGATAGCATAACGTAGTCCTTTCATCTCATTGTAGTAGGGTA